CGCAGCCACCACCACACCGCCGTGGACACGGCGGAATGATTATAGGCCACTCTACTATTACCAGCTTTGTAGTAGTCGTACTGCTTCTGACTGTTCTGCTCATACTGGTTGGCCCAATACCTGGTTCCAAAAACCTCAAACTCAGCCAGCAGGAACAGATAATCTGCGGTCGCTGTCACATTGCCGGAACTGTTGCTGCCACCGCCAGTATTATCCGTGTACTTAGTCACAGTCTTCATCACGGCAAGCAAATCGGACGGCAACGCTGCCATCAGACTGTTCTCCAACGTGCTGGCCGGGGTATTGCTGTTGCCCAAAAGTGTTTTCCTCATGTACGATCCATTCCAACCGCCACTGTTGGAGTCACTGGAATTCATGTGGAACATTGCCGAGCTGCCGGAGCCATTGTACTGGCTGTCGCAAAGAGCAACGGCCTTCCCGCTGACTTTGCCAATCTGGAAGTGGATGCGGTTGCTTCCCTCTTTACTGGAGTTGTGGTTGAAGCCCAGGATGAAAACATCGACATTGAAGTTGGAGAACGTATAGGCTCCGACCTTGCCATTAAGAGTGATTCTCTTGGTGTCGCCTACGGCCCAGTAGTTGGCGCCCTGCCCGGCGTCGCTGACCGACTTGATGGTGGCCCAGCTGTTGTCGTTCAGCGTCTTGGAAACGAGGGTCACGGACACAGCGAAGGTCTTGCTGGCAGGGGCGTTGTAGTTGCCGTCCGCTGCCACATTGACCGTGATGGTGGCACTGCCGTTCGCCTTTGCCGTTACCGTGATAGTCTCACCGGACACGCTTACGGTGGCAACAGCGGTATTGCTAGAAGTTGCTGATACCGCGCCGGTGCCAGAACGGGTGACTGTGACCGTGCCAGAGGTCTTGGAGTAGGTCAGTGCCAGACTGCTCGCAGACAGAGAAAGAGTGCCTGCCGCTTTGGCGATGGACCACTTCACAGTTTTTGCGGCGGTCGTGCCGTCGCTCCACTTGTAGCCGTCCAGAGGGGTGAAGGTGGCGCTATAGCTGCCTGCCGTCGTGCCGGAAGTCGTACCGCCGATCTTCATTGCGAGGGTATTGTAGTTGGCCCACGAAGGACTCTGGGCCTTGCCGTTGTAGGTCAGACTCCCGCTCTGGGAAGGAACGCTGCGGATCGTCAGCACGTTGGTGGCAAGCGCGTCCAGAGACTTCTTGTCAGCGGCGCTCATCAGGCCCGCCGCGCTCTGGGTGGCGTTACCGTAAGTGGTGTTGGCAGGCGTCTGCCAAGTGCCGTCGCCGCGCAGATATTTCGCCTGTGCTCCCGCCGCCGGGGGCGGCACAAATCCCGCCTTGCCTGCGGTGGATGCGGTAGCCGCCGTCATATTGCTGTGGGTATGGCTGGTAGGCGACTTGCCTGCCAGCGCATCGCCGACGGCTTTGGCGTCTGCAGGTGCGCCCTCGACTTTGAGGGTCTTGTCCACATCCTGCGACGCACCGCCGCCAACATTAAAATCTCCTAATGCCATGAAATCCCTCCTACTCTGTATACTTCACAGTGTTTGTGATATGGTACTGCGCCTTGATGGCCGCAGTGGGAACACTCGCGGCCCGGAGCCGCAGCTTGCCAGCCATGCTTTCGGTAGGAATAAAGCCTGCCGCACGCGCCACACTATGGGACTCCGGCTGCGGAGTGACATCCACAATATCGGTAGCCAAAAGCCCCGTAATGGAAATGTCACAATAATAATAGCTGGTGAGGGTGGAATCCCTCGCCCAGCCAGTCGTCGGAATCGTAAAAGGCACCGCCGCTGTGATGTCCTGTTTTTCATGCAGGACGTCATCGACTTCATCAAAGCCGTCCGCCGTGGTATTCGCCAATGCGGAAACAGCGGTAGCGCACTGTTTGATGTGACTACAAAGTGCGGCAAGCCCCGTACTCAAAAGCGCCTTTACCTTCGCTTTTGCCATAGGGCCTGCCTCCTTATCCGGTCTTAGTCATCTGCCAGCAGAGCAGCGATTTCCTCAGCGGTGAAGTCCGACACATCCTCGGTATGCAGGACATTCTCAGGCTCGGCATACACGACGGTGTCCTTGCCGTCGATAGTGATATGGCCGTTGGTGGCGCTGGCGGCGGTCTTGGTTGCGCCCTCGGAAACGCCAGCCAGCTTAGTACCCTCGTCGTCGCTCATCAGGCGCTTGCCGGTCTCGGCAGCGACGAAGTCGGCAGACTTCTTGCCGCTGTCAGTCAGGTTGCCGTCTGCGTCCAGAGCGGCGAAGTTGCCAGCGGTGGCACTCTTCGCCTTGTCAGCCTTACCGGAGATGTCGGTCTTCTCGGGAGTGGGGACGTACAGGCCGTCATCCTTCAGGGTCAGAATGTTGCCAGCAGCGGCAGAGACATTGACCTTGACATCCACCTCATAGTCAGCGATGGTGACGGTGGTAGACTTGTCCTTGCCGGTGGCCTTAGCCTTATAGGTATCGACCAGAGCGGCCATGCTCAGGAAAGAGTAGGTGCAGGAGTCCGGGTTCTCGCCCTTGACGGCCAGCACCATGACCGGCTTGCCTTCCAGCTTGGGGTCAGTTGCGCCGGGATAGGTGGTCTCACTGAACGCGAAGCTGGGAACGAACTCCGTCTTGGTCTGGTCAAGGAACATCTCGGTCGGGAAGTCCACAGTGAAAGCGGCGGTTCCGGTCTTGTCGGTGCTGGCGAAGAAGCTGATGGTGTTGCCGGTAACGCCGACGGACTTGATGGCCTTTTCAGCGGCGATCTGCACGGGGGTAAAAGCGTCCTTCTTGACGAAGCTCTTCTTGATCTCAGCGGTAAGGTTGCGGATGGTGGTCTTGGTAGAAAGTTCCTTGGACATAGTAGTGTCCTCCCATAAAATTATTTCAGCATTTCGGCGATCTCCTGCTTGGTTTCTTCCTCATTCAGCAGGTCATCGCTGGTCATAACGGTGTCTTTGCGGACGGTCAGCGCGTCGGCGCTGTCAAATTCAAGGCCTTCGCCGATGCTGACGGCAATAGCGCCGCTCTCATCGCGTTTGAGGCCCTGACCGATGCTCACATTTCCCGGTGCATTGGAATCACCTCCCTTCCCCATCAGGGTCAGAGTAACGTGGATGTCAGCGTCCGGGATGCGCCGCGAGAAGAACCGAACATAGCCGTCGTAGGTCTCGCAGGCATTGATGACGCCGGCCCGTGTGGTCACAGGAAAATCATTGATGACCGCGCCGCCATCGGGGATAAGCTCACTGTTGCTGTCTGCCAGCTCGGCGTCATAGATGTACTGGTAAATCTCCCCGCCCTCCGGCGCGGCCTTCCAGCCATCGGCGGCAAGCGTCAGCTCGTACTTTCCGAAGTAGCCACCTGTGCCGTGGGTCTGGATGAGCTTCTTGACCTGTGCCTCAGTCATGATCTCGCCAGCATCTTCAATGCGCTTCACGGCCGCACTGGCGGCAGCCTCGATAATAGATGCATGGGCATCGGGGTCGATATTGTGCTGGGCGACCTCGGCCTGTGCAATTTCCCGGGCCATCTGAGCAAACGCCTTCATCTGCGGGTCGAGCTGGATGGAGATGTCAGCGGCATTGGAGACTGCCAGCAGGACTGCGATTTGGAACTCATAGTCCAGCTGCGTACCTGCCGCCGGAATCTGAACGCCTCTCTCATCCTGTATCAGGAACAGCAGTGTCTCATCCGGCCCGCCATTCAGCGTACCGTACACACCGATCTGGTGCATGACATAGGCTTCCTCTGCACCGTTCGTCCAGATGTTGACCTTCCGGGCAGCTTTGCCGTTGTCTTTGACTGTCTCGATGCTCAGGATTTTCAGCTCGTGTGCATCGCCGCTGACGGCCACCTCTTCGGTCAAATCAGTACCGACCGTGCCGGTGCCGCTCACGGCGCGGGTGATGGTCAGTGCGCCGCCGGAGAGAGACTCCGACAGCAGGGCGGCACCGGCTTTTGTATAGCTGTATTTTTCCCAGCTCATAGTGATGTCCCTCCAATCTTGATGGTAACAGTCTCATATGTGCCGACAGGCTTACCGGCGGCATATGCCTGCGCACTCATAGTTTTGGGTCGAATTATGTCGGGCAGCGCCACCGTTGCCTGCACCCAGCTCGCGCCCACCGCGCCAGCCGCATACGCTGCCGCATTGACAGCCCGGGGCTGAATAATGCCCGGCAAGCGCACTGTGTAAGACGCCGCCATGCTGCAAGGCGCAGCGGCGACGTAGGCTGTCACGCTGTCCGGCGGGTTAATCTCGTAGGTGACGCCTTCCAGATGCGCCGAACAGCGCCGTGCATAATTGATCCTTTTTTCAATTTCTTTGGGCGTGTAGTAGACGGCAGGCTCATCCGTAATGTCTACGTTCAACCGCCAGTATCCGGGTTGTCCCCCATACTCGAACCACTCTTTGATGCTCGTCTTAGGGTAAATCAAAGACAGAGCTTTTTCTACCGCCCATCTCGTTCCACAGTGACGATGTACTTCCATCGCGGTCTTGATGAGCTCGCGCTTCGTCTCCACCGGATAGTCGTCTCTATACCAGTCCACTCTGAACTGCACAGCCAGAATATCCAGCAGAACTTCCGGCGCTTGGTCTATGCCCGTATAGGTCTTCGCCCTATCGGAAAAATCAAGTGTCATGACCGCGAGGTCATGCCATGCATCCGATAGCGCTTTGACCTCCTGCCGATCGGCAACGGCTTTCGGCAGGAGGTCAACCAGCCTCGCTTCCCGAAGGTCAGTCATCTTCTAGCCCTCCGTACACAACACTGCAGCTTACCAGCTTTGGAATTTGGGCGCTTTCCGTTACGACATCTATCGGCGCGGCCACTCTCACTCGCTTTGCCCCGGCATTTTTGATTCGTGCAATCAACTCCGCCGGGTCAATATCCCTGCCCATAGTCCGCTGCCAAGTTTTATATTCCTCGATTGCCGCGTTCACTGCGTTCTGCACTGTAACAGCGATTTTGGATTTACTTCTCGCAATGGTATATGTGACGTCGATACCATACTCGATCTCCGTCGGAGCTTTGCAGTTCACCAAATCCGTCATGGGGCGCTTGGAATTTTCTCTCAAGCTCTCCTGCATCGCTTCGCAGTCAGCTTCACTCGGGATCGCCCCATCCCGCAAGGTGAAATAGATGTCCACGACACAGGGAGAGGGACTTGTAACGGACACGTCTTTTACATCGTTCCGCCACGCCTTTGCGAAATACTCATACGAATCAGGAGAGCCGCCGCAGCTGTATGTAGAGGGGACCAGATAGACCCGCTCTGTCAGGGAGTCGTCGCTTTCGATGTCTGTACCGCCGCTGCTAGCGGTCATGTTCACCGCCGACGCCACATAGGGAATGGGGTCAACCAGCTGGTTGACCTGTCCTTCCTCGATTCCCGAGGATTCCGCGCCCGCTTCCAGCGCGGCGGCGGTCACGTCGATGCTTTGTTCTCCCGGAAGAATCTCTGCATATTCGGTCGTTGCGAAATAGACTCCATCCTCCGTCCTCACACGAGTACCCTCCGGCACTCCGACAGCGCTCGGCTGGCCCGTTCCGGCCAGCGTGAAGCGGATGATCGTTGTAGCCCTTTCCGCCTGCCGCCTTTTCAGACCAAAGTTTCCGGCGAGGACGTCCAGATTTTCGTGCGTCGAATATTTCAGGAGCGTTTGCTTCGGGCCGGCATCGATGTATTGTAGCATCTGGTAGTGCAGCAGTGCCATTTCTTTTACCATGATGCTCGGAAGGCTTGCTGGGTAAAGCGTCGGGGTATTGCCCGTCGCTTCCCTTGCGGATCTGATGTATCCGCCTTTCGCCATCTCTTCAACCTCTTTCATCGTGAGGTTATCGATAAAGCTGATGTCTGGCAGATTATCGAACTGAGCGATCTCAGACAACTTGCAGCACCACCTTTGGAATCAAAATCCCCTCGCCAGCCTTTGCATCGTCCCACTCAACGCGAGCCACTTCAATGCGGGGTTCATATTTTTTCGTCTTGCGGACGATTTCTGCGACAATCATCGCCTTTGCGACGCTGAGTGGTTTGTCGATCGCGTCCATCGAAATGCCGAAGTCTCGGTCAAGTCCCAGCTCTCCGGCTCTTGTAGAATATAATACTTTCAGGCACTCGCAGATTTCTTCCGCCTCTTCCGCATTCACGGATTCAAGCAGAATTTCCGTATTGCCAAGCGTCATACATATTCCTCCAATGTAATCTCGACTTTGCAGCGCGCCAGCTTTCCATCGGCAACAACTTCTTCCCAGTCATCCGATACATCCGTCATCTTATACTGGCACATTCCGACCGGCATACTTCCGATAATGAGGTAGTCCACCCGGCCTTCCTCCACCATCTTGTTAATCAGCGCCAGCGTAACGCGCGGTGATTCGCCAAATTGAGAATCAAGCGTAATCGTGAACTTACGTTTTTTGAGCTTCACACCGGTCTTCTCGCTCTTCGGCTTTCCTCCGATAGTGTTATGCGCCGCCCACTCGCTGCCCGCGCTGCCGCTGATACTGTCCGGGGTGAAGATTCTTCTGTTGCTCACAGAGAAAACCAGCTCTCCAAAGCATCCGACCCACATCCCGTTTCACCTCCTCATGTCGGCTTCGCAGTATCAGCCTCGCCAGCTGCGTGTACCGGTGCAGTATACTTGTGGGTGTGGTTTATCAGGCTGATTCCGGCGACTTGCACATCCCCGCCGCCACCGGTGATATTCACCGTGCTGCCATCAATAGAAACCGTCGGAGCGCTTATACTGAGCGTTGCCCCTCCTTTGATTTCCACTGTTCCACCTTGGATGGTGACAGTGCAGCTCCCGACTTTCACGGTCAGCTTTCCCTTCACTTCCAGTTCGGCGTCGCCTTCGATTTTCTCGGTTTTGTTTTTCTTTGTTTCGGAGTGCGTATCGCCTTCATTGTGGAACTCGGCACTTTCTCCGTCATACCGGAAGTAGCATTTCCCCGGCTCATCGTCGAAGTCCTGTCGAAAGAAATTCTGTTTTCCCTGCGGCGGTTTGGTTTTCTCGCCCCAGACCGTTCCCAGAACGATGCCCTCTTCTTCCCCGTTGGAGTTGTGGGCCACGGCCACCGTTTCTCCGACCTGCGGCATTTTGTACCCAGCATTCGCCAGCATCGGGATCATATCCGTAACACTGTCGCCCCGGTCCTCATATGTAATCTCCATGCAGCCGGTCTCGTAGTCGATGTTAGACACCTTTCCGAAGCGTATCGTATCTGCCATCAGGTCGCACCTCCGACATCTGCTGCGTCCACCCAGCCGGTCACGTTCTTTCCGACGGGCGTTTTCCCGCAACGGGACTGTAAGTTTGTGATTCTGTACCGCCCAGCCACATTGATTCCATCGTAAAGAAAATAGTGGCCGCTGATCCTGCGGACAGGCTTTTTGTCCACACTGGTATAATAGAGCGGCGCATTGTTCAGCGTGACACTCGCCCCTGCTCCCGTCGTGGTCGTTTTCTCGTCCGGGATTTTGCTGCATTCGAGTGTCTGTTCAAGGCCGTTCCTGCTGTATGTCAGCGAAACTTTATCGATGAAATACTTTCCAGACAACTTCCCGTAGCCGGTAAGGCCAATGTTCTGTGCCTCGCCCAGCTCAATTTGAGCCAGCGCCAGCGTGAACTTCACCTTGGTTGCGCTATGGTTTGCGTTGTCTAGCGCGGCTTGCAGCCGACGCTCGGCGTCCGCTTGGCTGGAAGCGTATTTCGAAATGCGCTTTGTCCTGCCGCCAGTGCCGATTTCCACCCGAATTCTGATTTTCTTTTTCTGGTTGGAATACTCCCAGATGCCATGGGTATATACGCCATCAAAGCCATCGCTGAAACTAAACGACCCCGGCACGATGTCCGCCCGGGTGATCGTCGCAGCGACAGCTTTTTTCTTGAATGCCTCGCGGTCATATATCCACAGTTCGTTTGAATACACTTTCAGGATCAATCCATAGTCCTTGCACAGCTCATTCAGGAATGCGCTGTCGGTGGCCTGTTGTTCTCTCTTTGCGATTTCAGCATCCGTTCCGTCGAAGTTCATTTCTAGGCTGTAACGCTCTGCAATGGTCTGTGCAATTTTCTGGATGCTGGTGTTCTTCCAGATGTATTCCCGGTCTTCTTCCGAAAAGCTGGTATCATTCGGCTTGGATGTGGCGCTCATGGTCATAGTACAAGGGGCATCGCTGTAGCTGATGTCATCGACTGTCATGACACCGTTGTTCATCTCGCCGCCCTGCCCTTCTTCCGGCCAGTTGTAAACGAGGATCGTTGGGTCGAGCGATGTACCTTTCTCCGGCATCCAGTCGTTCAACCACTTGTCAGCCATTGCATTGATGGTCACATTCACGCTGTCGCTGTCATCCGCCGCATTTCCTTCATAGGAGATGCTTTCGATGTCAGCCGCGATGTCCGCCGTAATGTCTGTTCCGTTATAGACCAGCTTCACACCCGCGCTTCTCGGTTTCATCTGCTCACCTTCCACGGCGGCAGGCTGCCGCTCTGCTCCGTTTTAAGCTCCGGCGTCTGTAAGACAACGCCAGCGCCAAACTGAAATATTCCGATATGCTCCGGGTTTGCCTGCATCAGGACATCGACGCAATACTCATCCCCATAGACTTTCTTGGCGATAGTGTCCCACATATCGCCGCTCACCGTCGTATAAGGCACGACGTATCACCTCACTTGCCGTAAGCCACTCTGCGGTGCTTTTTCCACCAGCGTTCCATAAACTCTTCAAACAGCCGGTACAGTTCTTCCACCTTGCGCCGGGCCTCCGCCGGGTCCATGTCGCTGGAGAACGCAATGTTCGGTGCAAACACGATCTGCGGCGGGTCATCCCCTGCATCATCGCTATTGGTCGCGCCCAGCATCTTACCGGCCATCTTCCAGATGTCGATATTCTGCTGGCGGACTCCGCTCTGGAACGAAATGACTGCTTCCGTTCCGGCCTCGCCCGCGATGGACGGTCCCGTGGTGAAACCACCTTTTGCAAATTGAGGCATGGGAACCTCGGCCAGATTGAAGCCGAAGGTCTTTCCGCCGATGCCCGGAATCCAGTCCGGGGTCTGCACATGGATTTTGTTCAGCGCCCCGATGATGCCATTCACAACATTGATCGTCACCGACACGATGCCCTTGATAAGCCCGATGATGCCCATGATGACAGGCTCGGCGATGGGCAGGAGCGTCTGGACGATGCCAACCACGACCTTGATTGCATTGACCAGTGTTGTTCCAATCAGGCCGACCACCGCCGAGAGCAACGGTATGACCGCCGGGAGTCCCTGTGTCGTCGCAAACGAGAACACATCCACCAGTAGCGGCTTGATGTAATTTACACCAAGATCAACCAGTTGGTTGAAAATTCCGACGACCGCGGTGATTAGCGGGATGAATGTGCCGAACGCCTGCCCCGCGCCGGCCCCGAAGGTTTCGGTGATAAAACCTTGGATACTTGCCAGCCCCTCCGGTGAAAATGCTTTCTGGATTGCTCCGGCTGCATTCTGCACCACGCCCACAAATCCGTCGAAGATAGCAACGCCTTTGTCGCCAAATGTGTTCTGGACGATTCCGCGAATATTATCGAGGTTGTCGCCCAACAGGCTTACTAGCGCAATAATCGTGCTGATGGCAAGAATGACCGGGGCAGTAGAACCGAGCATCCCAAGGAACACCTTGCCCATAGCAAGAAACGGCGAAGCTGCGCCCTTGGCAATGCCTCCGGCATTTAAGCCGCCCCTTCCAAACACCGAGCCTAGGCCTGCACCCGCTACCTTCAAAAGGCTGCCGGAATTGTTGATTTCTTGCAACATCGCCGCCTTTGCATTTGTAGGAATGTTTTTTACATTCTGCGCCCATCCAAAGACGGGAAGTGACTGGATAAGTCCCGGATTCGCGCGAAAATCTTTGATATTGCCTATCATCGATTCGCCAAATCCTTTGACTTTTCCAAACAGCTTCGCCCCACCGCCTACGGCTTTCCTTCCGCCCACAGAGAAAAGTCCGGCGATGCCCTGTATTCCCTGCTCGATTTTCGGCGCAGCAGCCATACCGGCCCAAACCGAGGCGATTGCTCCAAGCGTCCCCGCTGCCTGCGGGCCGTTGCTGGACAGGTATCCGAATAACTGCTCCGCCTTCGACATGATTTTATCAATGCCGTTCAGCGCCGTATCCATCATGCTGTCCAGTTTCGGTGTTATGTCCAACATGAAGTCCTTTGCATAGGGCAGCAGCCGCGTTCCAATCTGCTGTGCGAAGACCTGCACCTTGTTGGACGCGATGCCGAACATATCATTCCAGTTGTCGATGCTGGTAATGAATGCGCGGTCTGTGACCTCCCCAACCTTTTGGTTCTTTAAGTCCTGTAGCTGCGCAAGTTTATCCTCATACACGCCCATCGTGTTCAGGATGCCTTGTGCCGCTTTCAGGTCACGCATGGAGAAGAGCGCCGCAAACCTCGTCGCGTCGCCGCCAGTATACTCACCCAGCTTTTTAATAGCGCCGCCAATGCCTTCCGTCCGCACCATCGCATATGCCGACTCATAGCCCAGTTTCTTTACTGCACCCGCCAGCGCAGTCGATGGTTTCAGCATCTTGGTGTAGAGGGTATTCAGCGCCGTACCCACGGTGTCGGTATTACCGATAACGCCGGTCAATGTCGCAAAGCCTGCATATAGCTCTTCCTGCGAAACCTTCAAGGCTGCCGCAGAGCCAGAAGCTTTCTGGATACCGTTCGCCAGCTCTGGCATGGTGGTCTGTCCGAGTCGGATGGTTTCAAAGGACAAATCCGACACATGGGCGACCGCGTCAGCCGAGGTATCGCCGTAGGCCTTCGTGACTGCGGCCAGCGCATTGACGGTATCCACCGTCTCCGCCTGTCCGGCAATCGAAGCCTTTACTGACGTCTCAAGGATTTTTGCCGTATCAGCGGTATCCTGAAATGCCGAAATGACCTGATAGGAGCCGGCGGCGATTTCCGTCGATACTCTGCCGGTGATCCGGCTGATGTTCATAACGCCCTGCGTCAGCTCTGCCGTGCGGGCGGCGGTCTGCTCCGTTGTGCCGGTCAGCAGTGTGCGCGTCTGTGCCATCGCCTTTTCGAGGCCTGCGGCCTGTTTGCCGCAATACCCCATTATGCCCGCCGTCGCCGTTGTCACACCAGCAATGGCAGCCGCAGAGACTTTTGCAAATCCGCTCATGCCCCGGGCAAGGCCCGACGTCTGGCTCTGCGCTGTCTTGATGGCTTTCGTCAGAGACGAGTCTACTTTGCCCGCAATGCGGATGCTGAGTTCTAGTGCATTGCTTTTCGCCATTGTTCCTGCATCTCCTGAATGTCCTTGCAGGTGTCAAGGAAGTCACCTATCGGCATCTGCATGAAAAAATCGATTCCGGTGTGCGTAGCGCTGGATGCTGCAATGGCAAGCTTGCGGAGAGCTTTTGCCCCGCCGCTTACTCGAAAAAAGATGCAGAGTTCACCGTGCTGCGCACCTTCACCGCATCCACCAGCGGCATCTTGGTAAAAAACTCGATGGGGTTGCCGGTGGCACGGGAAGCCAGTGCGCAGGAGTACACGAAGAAGTTCTTCATGTTGGCCGAGTAGATACCGGTTTTCAGCACCTCGTTCTCCGCCGCCGACACATCCTTGCTGGTCAGCTCCTCTACACCCGACAGGTCGATAACGCTTACAGCCTTACCGTCATAGGTGTACGGCTTGTCCAGCGTCACCACGCGGTCTTTTGCTTTGTTGCCATCGGCGGAAAACACGCCCTGCACAGCGGTGCGCACCTTGTCACTCAGACCGATGGGCATACCGTTGAAGAACTCCACGGGCTGCTTTGCTGCCATCGCGGCGATTTCGTCGATAAACGCCTGCGACGCCTCCGGCGCATACAGAATCACCGAATCCTCGCCTGTGCCAACGACATTCTTCTGCGCCTCAATGGCGTCCTGCATGGTCAGGTTCTCCATGCCAGACAGGTCGATAGCGGCATATTCCTCGTCCTCAAAGAGATAGGGCTTTTTCAGCCCGATCACGAGATTCTTGCTCATGGTGGTTTGTCCTTTCTTTCCAAAAATCAGCCACCCCAGACTCCCGGGGTGGCCGCTTATCAAATCATTTTATTCAGCTCCGCCAGCATATCCTTACCCTTCACGCGGTAGATATTGTTGAGCTTATCGATGGCAATAAGCTCCTCACCCGCATTCTCCATCTTGTAGCGGACCGTCTCGAGGGTAACGCTTGCTTCCATCTGACTGCCCGCTTCCAGAGAGCCGCCCTTAAAGCCCTTGACGATTCCGCCCTCCACGATGCGGAGTTGCTTCGTGGCGAAGCCGCCGGACTTCAATGCGCACTGCGTCGCACCACGATAGATAAGCTGCACGTCCATGCCCTGCTGCAGCAGTTCTGCCAGATCCTCTCCAAGCAGTGTAAGCGGAATCTCATGCTCCGTTTTCTCCCACTGGCCGAGAGTCGGCACTTCGATCTCACCGCCGACGCCGGCACCGGACATGGTGGAGGTCTTCATCTTAAACTCAGGCGTGTCCACTTTTCCGGTAACTCCGAGCTTGACGCCGTTCGTGTAGATATTGTACGCTATGACCTTATCAGGGATTTCCGCATTCATAAATTCTCCCTCCTTTACGAAGCCATGGCCTCAGCGATGGCACTAACGTCGAACTCCACGACCTCCTCAATGGCTTCCGCCGGGAGATACGTCGCAACATATTTATGAAAATACAGCTTACCGTCGGCCAGCGTCTGCTCCGTGTTCTCGCTCTCGAGATACGCCATCTCATACCGGGCGCAGATTTGGCTGGAAACATAGCTCGCACCGATGGTATTCTGCTGTTCGATGACGGCCTCACGCAGGCGCGGGTTTGCCCGCATATCCACATTGCCGAAGTTGGTCAGGATGAAGTTGTTGTCGTCATAGCTCATGAAGCGGCGGGCAGAAATGTACCGGTCCTTCGGGTCCGTGTTGGACGGATACGCGACCGTATTGTTTCCCCACAGCCTGAAACCGTTGAAGTTCAGGAAGGTCACGATGCCAACGCTGTTAACATAGTTTGCCTGATCGAGGTCGAGGTAGATTTCCTCGCCGTCCTCCGTACAGATAGCCGTCGCACTGACTGCGATGTTGGACATCGGCGGCATGGGAATACCGTCGTTCTCCGCATCCTGCCGCGCGATATAGGCCGCTGCAAAAGAGCTGGGGCTGTACAGCACCTCGCCGACCTTCGGGCAGCCCCACACTGCTGCACAGTTGGGGGACGTGAGTGCCTGCGCAGTCTTCTGGGTCCGCACATCGGTGTACTTCTGCGCACCGGTGGACGAGCTGTCCAGATCGACCCAGCAGAAAAGACGCCAGATGCCGTTGAGCATCGAGGTCTTGGCCTGCATGATAGCTGCGCAAGTCGGGTCTTTGCTGAACCACGGTGCAACCAGACTCCCCGGGACGACACCAAGTTTCGGAAAAACTTGGCGCAGCACTTCCATGCCGGTCTCTTTACCGTCCACAGACACGCCGCCGATGACATCCTTACCTTTCACCTTCTCAGGTGCGATGCGCTTGCCCGAAACGGTAAGCTGGGTCTTGCCCGCGCCCTTGCCGTCGGGCAGGACAGCCAGCGTCACAGTGCCGTCATCATTGAACGCTGCCGTGTAGTCCGTGCCGCTTTCCAGCGTCACGTCGTCGGCTTTGACCACCAGTTTGTCCAGCAACAGGCCGATGGTGTCCAGCCGGGCAGTGCCATCATTCACCTGTACCACGTTCTCCGGCACATCGTCCGTGTGTTCTGCCTTGTTCGGGTCAAGCACATTGATGACGATCACCGGCGACACATTTGCGATTTCAAACGATGCCGAGAGCGAGCCACAAATCGTGTACGCCTTGAAATCGGTGCTGTAGCCGATTGCATTCTGTGCTTCCGCCATCGTGTAGAATAGCATGGGAATATTCGCCGCATGATACGGGTCTTTCAGCAGATTCACCGGAGCCGTGCCGATAATCGCCTGAATGCCTGCATCGCTTTTGACAGCCGCTCTGACACTGGACGGAACTTCGCTCACATAAATGCCATGTTTATATGCCATCGTTGTTCCTCCTATTACAGCTCTGCCTTGAGCTGTTCGTAAATAACCCGTTCAGCCGTCTTGGGCTGGCCGGGGACATCCGGGCGCTCCATGCGCTCCCGGGTCTGTGCCACCTTATCATAGGGAACGATAAGGCTCTTGACCATCGGATGCTGCTCGATAAGCTTCTTCATCCGGTCAGGCAGTTCTCCGGTAAAGCTCGTGTACTGCCGGATAACGCCGCGAATCGACGGGCCGCAGTACACGCGCATCGTATTCGTTTCTTTCGTTTTCATCATATCATCGCCTCTGTTTCCGGGTCACTTTCGGGCGTCGGGTTAGCCACGGTGACGATCATCTCGACAGCCCCAAAGTAATAGGGGTGGTAGTCGTCTTTCGACATTTTTCCTTTGATTTCGCCTTCTACGGTACAGGCATGTCCGAACCTCGGACATACTCGAAACCTGCGCATGATGGCATATTCGATGTTCAGCACATCGCGGTATCCTTGGCGCTGATGCCCTTTGTCGTAAGCCCCGATGTACAACGTCACGTTCACCGTCATCGGCTCATTTCCTACAGGGGACTTTATATCTCCAAGTTCCGTGATGATGTAGGGAGAACACGCCGCCGGGAAATCAACATCATCATCCGTATCCTCACTAATAGGCAAATCCTGCTCATAGAAGTTCAGTTCTTTTGTGCCTCCGGGCCCGGCATATTTCTTTCCTTTGAAGTATTGTTTGAGGGTCTGGTTCAGTGCGATCTGCATCATATAGGGGGTCATGCCAAGCTGCTCTCTCATTTCTTAGCCCCCTTCGCCGCTCTCGCAAGTGTTTTCTGAATCGACTCCTCAAGCTTTTTCTCCAAAGTATCCTGCACATCCGGCTCGACCTGCTGCCATATCACATGGTGCATCGCTGCCGCCGACGGGCTGCCCATCGTTACGATCTGCTCCACGTTTCCCTGAGCATTGCGCCAGCGCCGAGCGCCCGTTCTGGTTTTCTCCGGGCCGCCGCTTGAACCAACGATACGCTGGACCATGCCTATATGGTTTGCATCGGCAGTCGTGCTGTTTGTGAACTTCACAAGAAAACCTTTGCTCAAGTTTCCTTGACCCGTCAGTTTCTTCATGCTTCCATTTTTCAGAACTTTGCCTCTGAAAACGGCAGGCGCATTGGCAACATCGACGCCCATATACGGTCTGTTCGGGACAGTCTTGAAATAGCCCAGATCATTGCGCATCTGTTTTTTCTGCGACGGTCCGCCGATATGCAGTTCTGCGCCGAGGTCAGACACTCGCGCTTTCTGTCTGATTTGTAAATCATTCAGATGCCGCCGTCCCTTGCTGTTCAGCGCATACCGCTTCTTCGCTTCCTGGATCATTACCTTGCGGGCGTCCTTTGCAGTCTCATTGACCGCATTGCGGATCACCAGCGGGGCTTTCTGCGGGATGCTCCCAAGCGCCTTTGCAACTTCTTTTTCTCCGACAAGCTCAATCGTGAGGTCATCGGCATTGTATCGTGTGTAGCTCATTGCCTTCTCAGATATATGGTCAGCGCATACATTCCGGCCTGCTCGTCAAAATTTTGAATGAAATACTCCATTTCATCCACCGTGACGGGGTTGCCAATTTTTGGCCTGCGTCCGAAGTCCTTTTTCTTGACGTATAGCTTTTTGTTCGTAGAGTAGATTGCCGAACCGTAGCTCTGGCGGACACCGCCTTCCCAGTGACCACTCGCCTCTTTCAAGGTGTCATCGCAGATCACGACCTTCATCGGTTTTCCGTTGATGTCGCGCTCTTCTGCGAAAATATCGTCATCGAGAAATACAGTGTCTATCTCCTCTTCGAGCAGTTTCTTGAAATCCGGCATCGGCTCACCTCAAAAAATCTGCTCCCCGCCGGGTATTGGCGAGGAGCATTTTTCAGCAGACCTCAGCCACCAGCCAGCTGTCCACCTTGTCGGGGATGGGCAGCGGATGAGACTGAATCTCCATCATGCGACGGTCGGGATGGTGCTCAACATAGGAGCGCAGCAGACGGGAAGTCTGGGCGCTGATCCACTGCTGAGAAGCATCGTCGAGGTAAGTACACAGGCCATAACCCATCAGATAGTTGGGGGCATGGTTGATGAGCAGCACCTTGTTGTCCGCAATGTGCGGGCGGGTCTCCGGGTTGTCAGGGTCAGTCCAGTCATCCAGATAGTGCTCATCGTAGCAGTAGATGTCCAGAGCCGGGTCATTCAGATGGCCGTAATAGGTCAGGCCATTCGGGAGCTGCTGCACATTGATAACGCCATAGCCATAGTTCCGGTTGTCCAGACGGCTACGGATGTCGGCATCCTTCAGGAACAGTTCCAGTGCCTTCCAGCCCATGACGCACATATCCACATTGGCAAAGCCGTTCACGGCGACGTCATGCTTCCACTGGCGCAGGTTATCGGCAATGGCCGCTTCCTTGCCGCCCCAGACTGCCGTACCGGTCAGCTTCTTCTTATTGGTAAAGCCGAAGTCGATGACCTCATTGACGCCATCGCCAACGATGGGGATCTGGCCGGTCATGATGGCCTGTACGCACATCCACTCCTCACGGCGAGTAACGCCGTCGTTCAGGCGGGCATAGTCTGCGATCTGCTGCTGTGCCGCCCGCTGTGCAGGAGTCATGCCGCTGTACATCTCTTCGCCGGGCAGGCGGTTCATAAGCTGGTCTGCAGTGGTGACATCATAGGGGTTGATGAGAGGCGGCTTATAGCTCAAGGTCTCATACCCGGCAGAAGCCAGCACCTTGCCGCCCTTGCGCGGATGAACGAAAGCGGCCATGCGGCGGTCGCCCTTCACCAGATCAAAGTCGATAGCCTTGGTCGGGAAGGTTCGAACATTCGTAAAGAATGTGTCACGGAAAAAGGTGAACACCGGCGGCGCAAGGCGCACGACCTCGGCGAGGTATCTCGGGGTGTAAATATTCACTTCATTAGGCATAATTGGTTATCCTCCTTCCCTTACTTCAGGAAAATGCCGATGTTGCGGAAGGCCACTTCCAGCTTGTCCGCCGTCACGCCCTTCTCAAGAGCAAGACGATCAGCGAAAAATTCGCCGGTCAGATAAATTACCGCGTCTTCGCCAGACTTAAAATCCTCCGTGGTGATACCGTACAGGCCGGTGTCCTCCTCCGACGTGACAGGTGCCACCTTACCGGAAGCATCCAGCTTGACCGGCGCACCCGCCTTCAGGTCAGCAGCGGCGGCCTTGATGGCCGTAGTAACGCAAATGTCCGTGCCTGCCAGCAGATATTCCGGCTCGCACGAAAACTTCTCGGGCATCAGATTCATGCTCATAGCTGTCCCTCCTTACTTCTTCTTACCGACGGCCCGCAGGGCGTCCATGTAAATGTCAGTCTTCGAATCATCGATACCGCCGGTCACATCGTTTGCGCCACCGGTCTGGGCATCGTCATGCAGGTTCTTGACGCGGCGCTGTGCCTGCGCCTTGGCAGCCTTTGCGACTTCCTTAGCGTACTCGGTGGCGTCCATCGGATGCTCGCCATAAAGAGCGTCCTGCATGGTCTTCTCCATCCCCGGCAGCGTCATATCCTGAATATCCCGGATGCGGGCGCGTTCCCGATTGATGGCGTCAACGGCAGCATCCTTTCTGATCTCATTGACCATATCCGGGTACGCTTTCATCAGGTCGTCTTTGTTTTTGATTTCCATTGCTTCTTCCTCCTGTGTTCCGGTCATTCCCGGATTATTTGCGGTATCAGAAAAGCCGCCGGGCGTTTTTACGCCCATGCGGCTTTTGACAAAATTGGGAGCTTTATCAAACGGCAGGCCCATGCTGACGCTGTTTACGAATAGCACGCCGTTCCGGTTTTCCACCACAGCGTCCGTTTCCTCGCCGTCCACCTCATCTACGAAGCCGTTTTCCTTGGCCTCGCTGGCGGTCCACCAGTTTGTTTCATCCATCCATGCTCCGCACTCGTCTTCGGTCTTTCCGGTCTTTTTGGCGTAGAGAGTAACGATATTGCCCCGGATAGCGTCCAGCGCCTTGATGCAGTTGCGCATATCCTCTGCGGTGAGGTAGTCGCACACGCCCATGCTGGGCGGATGTACCATGTAACTGGCGTCTGCCGCCGCCACGACCTTGTCGGCATGGCAGGCAACAATGGTAGCCGCGCTGGCGCATAGGCCGTCGATATGGGCAATCACTGTGGCGCCGTTGCGCTCCAGCATATTGCCGATTGTCTGCGCGGCGAACACATCGCCACCGCCGCTGTTAATGTAGACCGTGATCTCCTTCACATTGCCCAGAGCGGCCAAGTCGTTCGCAAACCTCTGCGGAGTCGCGGTGTCTTCCCACCAGCTTCGCTCGGCGATGTCACCGTAAAGAAGAAGCTCCGCCTTCTGGTCATCACCGGCCAGATTGCGGAACTTCCAGAACGTCTCATTCTTTGCCTTGGGCGGCTGCGTCGCCGCCTGATTGACGATTCTGTACTTCTTCGCCTTTCGCAATGTCGTCCACCTCCTTTTTCATTTTCGCTTCGATGAGCCGCTGGCGAATGTTCATCGCATAGCTGCCGCCGTTCATCGTCGCGGTCTCCTGATCTGCGGTCGAGAAGCCTGCATCCACACGCTTCACCGCTGCATCGACCTCCTGCACAGGATTTAAGTTCGTCCGTGCGGGTCCGTTCCAAGTGCAGGAAGTATAAGCTTTCTTGATGGCCGGGTCTTCAAAGAAGCCCGGCGCATTGATGCGGCCTGTTGCAATGGCCTCCGTTATCCACTCTTCATAAATAGGCTGGCAGAAATCATCCACGAACCAGCTCCGCATCATATCGCAGGTGCGCCAGAACTCGTTCAGCGCACCACGGGCTGCACTGTAGCTGGCCGTAAACTGCTTCATGAGGACTTCGCTCGGGATTTCCAGCGCCGACGCGATCTGTCGGATAATAGCTGTGGAGAAGGCATCAAACCCGGTATTGGGATGCTTGGGATCTGCAAATTCTACCTTCTCGCCTGCGTCGAGATCGATGATAGCACCAGACCCCAACTCAATCGTTCCCCTGTCTTCTGCATCTATCTGTTGATTGGACGGGATCACCTCGCCCAATGGACGCCCTATGGATGGAGCGTCTTTCGTTATGAACACAGTGAACATCGCGCTGATGACCGCCGCTGTGATTTCTGCGTCTGTGTATCTGCCCAACTGCTTGAGAGCTTCCAACACCGGCGCAAGCATCGGGACGCCGCGCCGCTGTCCGGAGCGCTCCCGGTTCATGATGTGCAGGATATTCCGCCGCCCGGTGGTCGCACCATAAGCTTCCACGCGATTCCACTTCATCGGCTCCGGCATCGCTGTCATACTCGAAAGCGGGTGTTGATTACAGATCCAGTAAGCAATCACCGCACCGGTCTCGTCGGTCTCGACTCCCTGCACGATGCTGTCAACCACATGGTTGTCCACGATGCAGGGGAACAAGCGGTCATCTCCGTCCGGGCTGCACACCCGGTCAGCCTCAATGAGCTGCACCCGCAGGTCATATTGCTGGCCGACATTGTGTCTCATGGGCAGGACAGCAAACGCATCTCCATTCATCATGTAGGCAAGAAACGCAAGCTGCTGGAGTTTGTAGAAGTTGTCCACCCGGTCAGCATCGCACAGCGGGCTATCTGCCCACAGTGAAAACTCTCGGATAATCTGCATCTGCAAATCATTGGCCTGCTCAGGCGTCATACCCAAGAAATCCGCATCGATCTGCGGCGAAGGCGTCAGGCCACCCGCCACCACATTTGTCCGCATGGTTTTCAGCGCACCGGTTGCAATGGGGACACCCATGTAAGCATCTCGACTCCGCTCCCGCAGAGTCTTGAGGTTATCTTCGATGTCGCTTTTTGCATCTCCACCGGCGAACTGCCAGCCGCGCATTGATTTCTTGGTTGTGGAAGCGCCATAGTTTCCATAGCCGGAATTGATAAGCTCAAGACCCTGCCTTGCCGCCGCGCGGCGCAGGCCTCGCTCCGGGGAGACCGCAGCAACCGCTCGGTCTATGAGGTTCATTTTTGTCATATCGCCCCTCCGTCAGATGTCACGCAGTACAAAGCGGTACATCCGGTTTCGTCCTCTCAGCTCTGCCACTTCCAGCTCTTTTACCTTGTTGTTCCAGTATTCAATCTCGCCACGGACAGTATAGAGGTCGGCACGGGTCAGGCGGCGGTCGCCGATGGAGTAGCCCTGCCCGCTGGCGATCTTCTCCTCTGCCTCCATCCACGTTTGCAGCTTGGCTTCCGCCTGCTCTTTTGTGATGCCTGCCATTTATCCGATACCTCCCGATACGATTCGGCGTCCTGCTGGACGCTGAGTCGCCTGCGTTTCCATTTCTTCCTCCGGGTTTTCCAACACAGGGTTTGCGATTTCCAGTGCGGCCAGCGCATAATCCCGGCAGTCCAGAGGTTCGTTTCGGTGGTAATTGGGGTCTTTCAGCTCCCATGCCGTCGTGGGCCGCCCCTTCTTCCACCGGACGACCTGTTTCTCTGCGGTCAGGCCCTTGAAGTAAACCTCGTCATAGCCCGCCGCTTCATTCAACGGGAAGTGGCAGTAGTTCGGCCCTTCCGTCTGCACGTTCAGGCGCTGGTATACCATCGTCTTGCCGTTGTCAACACCAATGGTGTACAGCGGAACTCCGACGCGGTTGCCAGTGCTGGGCTTCGAGACGAACGGCGTCTCCGTGCCGCCACGGCCTTTGATGGCGTAGACATGGCGGTAAAACCGGTCGAGGCAGAAACGGTACACGGAATCCGTGTGATGGCCACCGGTATCCATTGCCGCTGCCAGAATATCCAGCACCACGCCGTCTTCTCTACGCCAGCGCGTTTGCAGAAACTTGTCGAGGTCTTCCCAGATTTGCGGCTTTAGCGGGTCGCCGTATATCTTTTGATACCGGATGCCCCAGCTTTCCTTTCCGACGCCCCAGCCTACCAGTTCCAGTTCAAAGCGGTCATCCTGGACGTCGATGCCGCAGGTGAGCACCAGCACTTGTGCCGGAACGGTCGCCGTGTACATCTCGCGGCGGGCCAGCAGGGCCATATCGTCGGCGGTTTCGCCGCGTTCCTCCCACGTCTCACCCAGCTTCGTATTGACCCAGACCTTCATCAGCTCCGGGTTTCCGTGGTCCAGCGCTTCCTTGGCGGAAAGGAACTCCGTCACGATGCCGGCCCATGCGCAGAAAGATGAAGCCAAGACGTTGAGGTGAAATCCCCGGACTTCCCGCTCCGGGTGCAGGGCGGCGTACCGTCCCTTTCTTCCCTGTGCCTTCCACCGGTATTCACCAGCGATGCAGCCGCAGGATTCGCACCGATACTGTACACCGCCTTTCGGCCAGCGTTCTCGGTCAAAAACCACATTTGCCCAGACCATCGGTTGGTACTCACCGCATTCCGGGCAGGGTACAGTCCACTCTTCCATCGTGCTTTCCAGCCACGACTTTTCGATGCGGCTGCTTCCCTTGATGGTCGGTGTGGAGACCAGCACCGTTTTCTTGTCCCAGAATGTCGTCTGGCGCGTCTGTGCAAGATTCAGCGGGTCGCCCTCCGTTCCCGCCGATACCGGGTAGCGGTCCACCTCGTCGGCTAGAACGATTTTGATGGGGCGGCTCGCCAAGCCTGCCGGGGAGTTTGCTCCAACGATGGTCACATGACCGCCGGGAAACGTCTTCTGCATGATGGTGTTTCCGGAAAAGCGGCTCTTGGCGTCCATCTTTTTTCTCAGAACAGCAGTATCCCGAATCATGGGCGCAAGGCGGTCTTTGGAAAAGGTCTGCCCCATCTCCACTGTCGGCTGCAACACCAAGATCGGAGCCGGGTTATAGTCGATGTAGTACCCCAGAACATTCAGCAGCACTTCCGTCTTGCCCACCTGCGAGGAGGATTTGAATACCACCATGCGAACATGGGGATTGCCGATAGCGTCCATGATCTCGCGCTGGTATGGTGCATTGTCGGTGTGCCATCGCCCTGTGCCTGCGCTGGCCTCCGGGGACATTTGCCGAAACCAGTCCGCCCACTCACTGATTGTCAGCTTCGGCGGCGGTTTCAGCTTCTGCAGAACCCGTGCGAACATTTCCACCACCGCCGGGTCCACATCAATCATCTTCCGCTTCTTTTCGCTCACCTCTAACACACCTCGGCATAAGGCAATAGACCTGCTCTTCGTTCAGGACATATCCCCAGCTACAACCAGCACACGGATTTTTATTCCGCGTCCGCCGCTTTTTCCTCTTCATCCGTTTCAGCCTCCGACTCGGCCACTGCCTCTTCGACATGGCTCAGAGTTTCCAGAGCCTCTTCCAGCTCTGCTTGGATAAGGTCTTGTATCTGCTGCTGGTCGCCTTCCATCGACGCCACCGCAGGAGCCAGCTTTTGCGGCAGGGCAAGGATGCGGGAGCGAAAATTCATCATCACTGTGGAGTAGGCTTTTTCTACATCGCCTACTTCCATCAGCTCCGCCTTCCGCACCCGATTCTCCATCTCCGCCGCCTCCCGCTTTACCTTGGTCAGCTTGGCTCTCTCGTCGTTCAAATCCACCTTACTGCCCGCATTTACATACTTGATGTACCGAGTCATCGCGTCCACAAGGTTATACAGACCCGGGCGCTTTTCCCTGATAATACCTTCGTCCCGAAGCTGCCGCACCCGCCGCTCGGTCACATCGAGGTGCTGGGCCACGACCTCACTTGTGTAAAGAGTCATCGTCCGCGCCCTCCTCATCGTCATCTTCGACCTCAACTCTGCCGGTCGCTCGGAGTCTCAGCAGCTCCAGCCTCTCCCGTTCCAGCTTTATGCGGGCTTCGTTTTCCTCTGCCTGCTGAATCTTTCCGATGACAGTCGCAATGCGGCCTTGGATTTTATTCAGCGCTTCCTGAAGGTGCATCTTGCGGGTAAATGCTGACTCCTTGGAGTACATTCCCATGTTCTGCTGTGCGCCGTCCCGCTTCTCGCCCTCGACTTTGCCGGGGACCCGCATATCCAGCAACGTGCTGGTGTACAGTTCCTCCGGGTCAGAGTCCTCTAACAAAATGATTTGGTCGAGTATCCTCTTTTCCTGAACCTTCAAAAGCCCCAGCTCTTCCTGCAGCGCCTTGACTGCAGACTTCGGAGTTTTCTCCATAATGAACAGCTCATCGTCCGTCAACTGGTCAAAGAAGACCGCGGCATAGCCGCCATGCGTCCGTGCATTCTGGTTTCGGGGCGGTGCGCCGCCGGTGTTGCCCACAGCGTTTTTGTTCTTGGGCTGCCCGCCCCTCGTCCGCTTGGGCGGCGGCTGCGCCTCATCCCACTTGTCGGCAGACTTCCAGCGGCGCAGGGTATCGTACTTAACTCCCAGCTCTTCTGCCAGCCTTTGCAGGTTTACCTCCTCGCCGTCCCGCCGTCGGCTCAAATACGCCTCGCGGGCGGCATCTCTTTTGTCGCTCCGCCTTGGCATCCTGTTCCTCCAACAAAAAATGCCCCGCCGGGCAAACCCGACAGAGCATCTATTCTGTACCGCCACCGGCACATAGGTATGAAAAAAGCCCCACGGCATCGCTGCCGCAGGGCTTCGTCTAAAATCCACTGTACCAATTATACCACAAAATCGGTATCATGGAGTATCATCTTTTGGTTTACACCTTTGGTTTCAAGAAAAATGTCACGCCCAGAACTACAAGCGCAAAGAAGTGGAAACAGTAAACATATGGGTATCTTCTCCATGTCGATACTATCCACCACTTGCTTTCTTTAGCTTCTCTCGCAACTGAATGTCCAGATATTTTTGCAATAAAGAAAATCAGCATAAAGAGAATGTCGAACAGGATAGTTCCTACGATTACCGAGTAAAACGTAATGATGTAAACATTAACTTCGCTTAACTGATTAAAGCCAGCTGTGAACATTGAAAGCCCCGACATAAAGCCTATAACCACAGCGGAGAAAATACCGAGAATCGTGATAGACTGCTCGTGGAATCCATTTACTCGCTCGTCAAGCCTTTTTCCCGTTTCCTCTGTTGTCTTATTCAGCTTTATAGCTTCACTTTGTATGCTTTCTGCTCGGTCTGCATCTCGCTTCACTTGGTCCATTCGGTTTATCCGAAGGCACTCAAGTTCTACATGGTCCAGCAGCTTTTGCACAGATTTTGCTATTCTGCGAGATTCATCACTATTTTGAGTCTTCGCGTAATCAATCGCACTGCTCAAGTAAACTGGTAGCGAGTCTCGCTGCGCCGGATCATACTTTTCCAGACTGGATGAAATCGTATAATACGAATGCCGAAAATCCGGGTTGTCATATATGTCGCAAAACTTTTCCCAGCACTCTTTGGCAAAGTCAGTTGTTGGGCCAGAGTCAAGCTCATCGACGCATCCCTTTTCAGCCATGTCGCCTAAAAGTCCAACAAGTTTCGTCATTTTATCTTCGACAATTTTATTCGGCATATCTCATCCTCTTACTTGATTCCGAGTGGGTCATTTTTGCTAAAGAAGTCCCGGATGCTCATTACATCAATCGTCTGGTTGCGGAATGTGTTCAACCACGGGTCTTCCGTATGAGTTTTTTCCACCAGCCGCCTTGCAGTGCGGCATAGGCAAGCATTCACCACCTTGCAGATATAGCCAGACTCTCCATAGCCCAAGCCCGCAAAATAGTTTGGAATGTCCTCCGCTTCAATCGGTGCCGCACCATAAGAGCAAAACTTAAAATATGCCTCTGGCACAACTGGACCATAAGCCCAGTTTACGATTTCATCAGCAAAAAGTGGCTTTCCAAATCGCGCCAAATAGTATCCCTGTACATAGTACAGTGTCTTTTGAAGTTTCAGGTTTGTTACTTGGTATCCATTCATTGCAGCATAGGCAATGATATTCTTCGACAGTTCGATTGCATTCATTGTCAACGCCCCTTCTCCTTAA